CAAGGAAACCCCCCTAGAGACTAGGGATGCTATGGTGGCGAAGAGGATTTGATTACGTTGCACATAGAAGTCTGTAGGTGCTACGATCTGGGACACTTCGTCATAGATAGAGCCATCTTCTTTGAGAAGGCATGAGGCTACGACTGCGGTTTCAGCCTCTGGGCTGTGCGGTTTTGTTTTGTTTATCATGTTTTAGTTTTGATTACTGATCCCACTGGGCAAACTGCCTAGCAAGCTGAGGGTCGCCCCCGAAGTGTCTAGCCCCACGGATTGAAATGGCCTTTGCATTTTCAGTTTGCTGGGCTTCTGTTTCACGCTGAGTTTGTTCTAACTTTGGTTCGTTCTCCATGGTCTAACCCTGTCCCCTTTCCATTAAATCCATGCAGAAGTTGATGGCCTCGGACAAAGCCCCTTTCCCGAATGGGTAGCTAACCAGCGGTGCTCGGTCGTCCTCACGGGTCAACTCAATAGCCTTGTCACCATCCATATCAAAGGTGTAGTCAATCTCAATCCTGTGGTTCTCCAGCCATGCTAGAAGAACTTCCGCAGGGCGTGGGACATTACGAAGGTCGGGGACATAATATTCGTCACCGTGGGAAAGCTCTCCCACGTAGCAGTCCTTGAGGCGTCCATTGGGCTGAATGACCTGGACGATTGTGCTTTGTTCCAGTTGCCAGTGAGGGCCACGTGGATAGGTGGATGTTCTTAATATGCTCATATGTTTTATTGGTTTATGGTTTATGGTTTATGGTTTATGGTTTAGTCTTCAAAGGTTAATCGTCTCAGGATGTCATCCATCCATTGCAACGCCCCTTTGTATTGAATGGCATTAGCCCTCCCTTTTGCAATGTCAATCTTTAATAGCAGCCTGCGAGCTTGTTTGGTCTGTTCATAGACAGCTTGTAGGATTGAGGCCATTTCGTCGGCGTTTTCGAGGTCTTCTCTTTTCATATGTTTAATTGATTGATGGAATTGTCTTTACTATGGAGGCGATTAGGTCATTGGCTAGTAGTTCCTCTGGCATCTTCGCCCTCCATATTGAAACTAGGTATAGGGTTTCGTAGAATCGGTCAAGGTCAATCTCTTCTTTTTCGTAAATATATTTGGCCTGCTCTGGAACTGATAGGTCTGGAGTCTTATACTTATCAATCAATTTCTTAGCCTTGACGGGGCCAATCCCTTCCATGCCCCTAATGCCATCGGTTGCATCCCCCGTGAGCAGTTGAACAAGCCAGTTGTGATCCGCTTCCTCCTTTGAGACGTAGGTTGGCCATGAGTCTTTGTTCCAGTTGTAGTGCCATCCAGGGATGCCCAAGAGGTCTTTATCTATGCTACATAGGATTGGGTTTTCAACCCTACCGTTGGTAAGCATGATGCCCAGAAGGTCGTCCGCTTCTATTTGGTCGTGCCACTTGAACCGCTTGGCTCCGTAGGTTGCTTGAATCTCCATGTATAAATCTCTGTAGAGAGGTGGTTTCGGAGGTCTGCCAGCTTTATAAGTCTCTGGGTATAAATGTTTTCTGAAATTGTCTGTTCCTGAGACAACTAGGTAGTAGTTAGATGCTTGGCAACCGTCTATAACTTCACGAATAGAGAGGTTGGTCATGCTTACTAAGTCTCTTAGGTTTGTCCCTTCCGCTTCAGCTTTGGCGGAATTCCTATACAGGATAAGTTCTAAATCTACGAGAGCTGTTCTGGTGTCTGTTTGTTTATTCATATGTTAGGTTATGGTTTGATGTAACCAGTGGTTACGTCTAGGTTATGTCTTGGTTACGCCTAGGTTACACGGGCGATAAGTAGAAAGTTGCGAGAGCGATGGCGTATAGTCAAGAGAAATCTCTCAGGCTCCAGGCTTTCGTTGGACACAACAAGCCCCCTAGGTAAATCCCCTGCCACGGTGAACCACGAACCCTAGTCAGGGGTTCTTTCCCATATCAGGCAAGAGTGTCTTACGTTCCGCTTTTCGGTATGGCTAGGCTCCAGTGTTTTGCGCATTGTGCTCAAACCCTTCTCCCCCAGCTAGTGGTCAGCTTTTTATGACTGGCACTTAGACTACTTCAGTGTGGACTTTCACCGCTGGTAAGCCATATCCTAGATATGTGAGTTGCTTCATCACTTCGGGGTGAAGCTCCCCTAGACGGGTTGTCCGCCAAACTGTAAAGGGCAAAAAGAAAGCCCCTCCGAGTCGCATTCGGAAGGGCTTTCAAAAGTGCTCGATAGAGCGGGGAAAGTTGTCTTGCTGAATGCGACTCAGCGGCATTTCTGCCATATGTTGATTGTCTAAATACTATTTTAATCGCTCTGTCAAGTTTCTTTTCTGGTTATAGTCTCTGCCCATTCACGGATCAACCCCAGGATCTCCTCCTTGCTGGCCGTCCGTAGCCCCATGGCCATATATTTCATAGGCACACAAACCTGTGCCCACTCCATGAATGAGCGGTAGTAGCGTTTAGTTGTCTCTAAGTCTGGCTGTTTCATGGTAGGTAATTTCCGTTCTCTTGTATGTTGCTTAGTATTTGCTCTAGAATAGCCCTAGAATCGACAGAATTGCCCCTAGAAGGGCTTTCCAGTTCTTCCGCAACCCCTAACACTTCTAGCAAATAGTAGGCCGTGGTGCGCCTCTGAGGGCTTAGTCCTGGGAAGTCTTTTTCAAATTGCTGTATAGTTCTCATGGTCTTTTGAATTATGCAACCTCCTGTTGTGCCTTGGTGATCAAATGATTGTAAAGCCTTTTGTAGCCTTCAACCTTTGAGATCCTCTTTTCATGCCTCCGCTGGGCGTAGCTGATCGATGACCTCTCTCTGCCTACGGAGCGTGCGATGCCTTCATCTGTCAGCCCTAGAACCCGCTTCATGGCGATGCATACGGCATCTCTAATCATTACGATATCATTCTTTCGGGATCGCCCCATAATGACACTTCGGTTAACGCCCGTATAGGCTTCTGCTTCTGCTATTATTTGTGCTTTTTGTTTTATCATATCTTTACTTTCTTATGTGTGGCAGGTTGAGCCTAGCTCGCGCCGCATTATACTGATCCGCTGTTATTTCTGGGTGCCTGTCAAGGGCTTTTTGGAGGGAGCCGAGCCTCCTGGCTTCAAGGTTCACTCGCTTGGCAATGGCATTGAACTTTTTCTGATACGCCAAATTGAACCGTGTTTGACTCGAAGGCTTGGCAAGCCCCCGCCTTATGGCTAAGGCTCGAAGCGTTACCGCATTCCATGGTGTTCCCTCTGCCGCCTGAGTCCAAGGCATTCCCTCCGCCCTTCGCTTCATGGCTAGGGCTAAGAACCTCTTTTCCTCTTTAGGACACTTCACAATTCTGCGACCCCCCGTAGGTGTTTTCTCATAGTCGGCAGCATCCCCTGTTTTCATAAGCAACTCTATTTTGCTCTGCATGCTTTCGAGGAACGCCACCGCGCTCGCTTGTCTGTTGGTTTGTGCTATGTCTGGTATATATGTCATAAGTGCCTTTCGAGTAAATCTCTTATCCTTTCTACTGGGTCACCTTCGGTATCATAACCAGCCCCTCTTGCAAGCTCGAAAGCCTCTTTTTCAGACATTCTCTCGCCCGTTTCGGGAAGGGCTTCTTCTTCCGCCATACTGTCGAACCAGTCCTCGGCATCTATTCTTTTGAATCTCATATCCTAGAATCTCCCTGTTAGATATTCCACAAGTAGAGAGAGCGCAATGCAAACCCCAGCCCCTAGGCCACAGCATAAGACTGTCACCGCTGAGTAGTAGTTCCGCTCGCTATAGATGCCCATCTCTTCTAGTTCTTCTTTTGTCTTTTTCATATGTCCTTTCTTAGTTTTTAGTTTTCATATATTGCGGCGAGGTAGCCATACCCTAAGGGAGCGTGCCAGCCTAGTTTTTTATTCTTAAGCTTTAATTTCCCTACAATGCCGTCCCGCCTAGTTTCGCGGATCGCTTGCTTTAGGGCTGCAAGTGCATACCCTTCTGTCCAAAAAACCGTTCTACAGCGTTTCATATTCCAAAGGGTGAAGGTTGAGCGGTCAGGGCATTTTGCCAAGCTAGTTCTACTTCGTCTCTCTCTCTCATATTGAGGCCGTCCGCGATAGCACGCCCCGTAAGGGCTTCGATACGCTTGCTAAATGGATTGCTCCAAACGTGGAACCGAAAGCCCTCCGCGCTATCCTTTTGAGCGATTGCAACCGCTTTTCTTTTATATTCTGCTATTGTCATTATATATATCCTTTCTTTACGTTTTTAGATAGCCCAGCCTTTTTCGGAGTCCCAAACCATGAACAAGTGTTTCCTGTTTTGGCTGATTCGTGGTTTTGAGTTTTGAACGCGCTCCGCGCCATCCTCCAGGCGGACGACATGGAAGCGATTTGTTTCCCTCTGAGCTGAGCTTATTTTGTTTGGGTTAATGAATTTCATGATATTTTGTGATCCTTTCTTTACGTTTAAATGCCCCTTGTAGGGCTTTGTTTGTTTAATGTATGCTAGGCTATGCCTTGCACCTGGAAAGCCCGCCTAGGCCGTTTTAAAGGCCACAGGCAGGCTGCTAGGGCTTATATGCTTATGCTATGTTTTACCCCTCGAAGACTCCAAGTTTAACGTGACCTGGGCCTCGGATTGCAAGGTGGTAATCTTTCGGAAACGCCCCTTCCAGTGATAGGTGCGTAGCTTTGTCATTTCCTACAATTTTCCGTAGTTCGCTATCAGGCAATCTGTTTATGATTTGCTGTTCTTCGTGGGCTTCTCGTATGCTGTTATATGTTTTCATATATTTGTATATGCCTTTCTTTACGTTTAAATGCCCCTTAGAGGGCTTGTTATTTTTATGCGACAGAAGGTATACCCTTCTACCAGGAAAGCCCGCCTAGGCCGTTTTAAAGGCCATAGGCAGGCTGGTAGGGCTTCTATGCTTTGGGCTTAATACAAGCGGCCGTTTCGCTCTGTCTGGAAGTAAGACTTGTAGCCTTTCGCTTTATATTTTGCAAAGCATTTTGCGATTGCGACAAGCTCGCTGTCATCGGAGGCCCCGCCTTCATAGTCAAAAGCCCCAAGTTGCGGCTGGCACACCCACTTCGTGCCGAAGCAGTCTGTCTCTTTATATGTTTTGATGAATAATGTCATTGTCCTGTTTCCTTTCTTAGTTTATCTTACAATTCATTCAAGTGATCCGCAATCTCGTGCCAGTTCACGTTTGCCAGGAAAGCCATTGCATAGTCCAGTGCATAGCCTTCGCCGCTTTCGCTGACAACTTCCTCCGCGTAATCCTTGCAACCTTCAGCTGTTGCCTTTTCGCCGTCCATATCGGAGCAGAGGCCGTCGAATATTTCAAGATTCACCCGCCAGGTTTCGTAGTTAGTCCAACCGTTATATTTTTTTGTGTTTTTAATTTGTGGTTCCTTTCGTGGGTAAATTGGCCTCGAGACCCCGATGGCAATATCGTAGGTCGAGTCTCCGTATTTTCTCACAAGCTCCGGCCTGGACTCACCTTCATTAAGCCCTATCCTGCAAAGCTCCAGCATCACTTCATCCCATCGTAAGAGCAGGTCCGATGCTTCCCTGGAATAGTTATGTCTCAAACGTTTGGTTAGTTTATCCGCCTCTGCGAGTAGTTCTGATTTGATTGTATCTTTCATTTTATGATCCCTTGTTTTGTGTTTAGTTTATGTTTTGTGCCTAGTCCTTGAATAGGTCAATTGCGATAAAGAAGGCCGCCGCCAGGGTTGGCAAGCTGAAAATTAAGAGAATTATATATTGTAGTAGGGTTTCCATAGGTTAAAGGCGGTTTTGGACAGCTCCGCAAACTGGTTCATTGTTTAATCTAAGCCCTAAGCGGTTGCCATATAATCGCTATAGGCTTTATCCATTAAGGCCACGCCTTCGGGCGTTGCCGCTTCATAAATAGCATCGGACACTTCCCCGTTGCCTGTCATCCACTCTAAAACGGCATAAGTAGCATCCTGAAACTCCCCGTGGAATAGGCACTCGAAAAGTGTCCCCGCTTCGTTATGATCCCATTCTGCAAGGCTTTCTGGCCACTTGTCAAAGTCACTCTCATAAAATGAGATAAACCCAGGGCCTGAAGTAAACCGTCTCTTTACCATTTCCGGCATTTCATCCTTTACGGCATCAAAAACCCTTTCAAGATCAGCAAGAGAGCAGTTCACGAAAACCCTATCAGTACTGAAATTATATTGCTTCGGGGATGTCATCTCGACAAACTCCAGGTCAATTTCAAGGCCGTGCTCATTTGCTAGCCAATTTTCAAATGCTTTTACATAGGCACTTGCTAGGCTTTGATGCACTTTCCCATAGTCAATTTGATCATGAATTTCGTCGGGAACTTCCCCGTATCCATCGCGGTTGAAAATGCTTTCGAGTTCCCTGTCAATTTCATAAGACAAGGCTGATTCATAAAAGCCGCAAAACGGCAGTGCTACTTCAATTTGATTTTCTGTTTTCATTTGTTTCCTTTGTTTTTAGTTTTATGCTCCATCGCTATTTACACGGGCTTTGGACCGTCGCAGGATTGCGGCTAGTTTAAGCGCGGCACTAGGCCGCTTATGTCGCAAATACCTTTTCTACGCCGGCCGGCAGCTCGCCGCTGGTTACATAGTGCCAGGTTTCAGCAACGGTCACATTAGAGCGGACTGGTATTGTAATACTGCCGACATCGCCATGGCTTTTATATTCAATACACTGCGACGACATTTCACCACCTCGCCAGTTTACAATATGGATAAAAGGCCTGCCGGATTTAGTTTTTCCATGAGTTTCAATTGTCTTATTCATAATGTTTCTTTCTGTTTTTTAGGTTTATGTTTATGAGTTAAATTTGAGTTCTTACCAGGTTAATGATTCACACCATTTTGAACTGATCTCGACGGGATTATATAGGCCAAAGGCACACTCCCCCGTGAATTCGTGGTGTGTGAAACCCGCCTCTTGTAATTGACTAAAAATGCAATCCAGTTCCGCGGCTACGGAAGGGGATTTTGATTCAATAAAAGCCGCGTAAAGGCCGTTGATATACGCTTTTTCTTCGGAAGTTAACTTTGCTATTTTCATAATTATAAGGCCGCTTTACAGGCGGAATTGCCAGCGGTAAAAGAGATAGAAAAGACTCAGCGAAACGAAGACAAGCTTTTTCTTCAATTATTTTTCAACGGCCGGCCCTTAACGATTCAAAACGCATTGGAAAATGTCATTGGAATATGCTTTGAGAATGTATCCCCCCAAAAAGAAAAACAATCGATCATCGCGCAAGCTGATCCCCTGGACTGATCCCCTAAACGTGCAACTGTCTAACGTTCACTAGCAAAGCACAGCACACTAGTGAACAAACACACACTAGTGCACACTTGTACACCAGGGGGGAGGGGGTCGCGAGGCAGGCGGCTGTCTGAGTGTATATATATAAAAACCCCCCTCTAAAAAAATATGTCTGTATTGGCCTTTTTGTAGGGATAATATATGTATATATTACGGGTAAAGAATCTTTACCTTGGGCTTGACATTTGTATGGTTTAGTCTAAACAGGGTTTATATGAAATCATTATTAAGCGAAAAGGTTGAGTGGAAGTATAACAATGAGTGGGACTGGGAGGAGTCTATGCCTATATGGGAGGATTCTGAGTTGTGTGCTGCTGCTAAGGGGGTTTGGGCGTATATGAGGTCTAGGCCACATGGTTGGGACTTTAGTGCGGAGCGTATAGGGAGGGCTTTGGGGATGAGTAAGCCTACGGCACTGAAGCATATGAAGGAATTGGAGGTTAGGGGGTATTTGTATGGTAGGAGGGTTAAGAACAGAAGGATGGAGTATTCGTTGTCCTCTAGCCCACATGAACGTCCGTTCATGGTTGAGGTTGATAAGAAGGGGCATTTCCCTAAGCCTAAGAACGTGGAGTATGTGGAGGGGAAGGGGGCTGTAACCCCTACGTTGAAGGAGGCTGTTGAGTATTTGGCTTTAGCGTATAGTGCGTATGGTCATATAAGTCCTAGTGTGATTGAGGATATGCTTACGAAGAGGGCTGAGTGGGGAACGTATAGTGATTTGAATGATTGGATGGTGGCTAATAGGGAATTGATCTGTAGCTACTTTGGGATCAGGGGCTTGACAAGTTTCTAAAAATATGCTTGTGTCTGTGGATGGACGAACAAGAACTGGAGGCTATCGATAAGGCTAGGGACATTCTAGGGGAGTTCTTTGGCAACTTTGCCTTCTGTGTTGTGACTGAGGATGGTGAGTTATTCTATGACTATAGGGATAGGTTTGTAGGGAAGGCTTTGTTTGTGGCTGCTGTCGAGGAGATGGAGAGCGATTGTGGTGGTGACGATTGGCTGGACTGGCCAGACGACGAAGACGACGATGATTATCAGGAAGTTCTATGAGTTGTGATAATAAAGAACAATTAGCTTTAATGCACAATGCTCTGGGCAAGATATTGCTTGAGGAGCAGGAACGTATGGCTCCCCATGCCATTGTAAACAAAGACCCAGAGAGGTGGCTGAATGCTGCAACTATGTTCCTACATGGGGCTGGGGTGTTTGAGGTTAGGGAGAAGTTTAACCTGCACAACGATGCTGCACGTAGGATCAATGGTTTGGTTAAAACCTCTGAGGAGTGTAAGTTGTTTATGCGGGAGCGTGCTATGAGCCTAGCCAATACGATTGAGGACATTAGCTTGATTGGGGATAAGATTGCAGCCACGTTTCTAGACGGCTCAGAGGCCGCACAAGCGAAGATTGATTCCGCTGAGACCAAAGACCTAACCAACCTAGCATTGGCTCAGGAGAAGCTTTACAGGACGTTCAGCAACGTCACTGGTAACAATGTGCAGAAGATTGAGGTTCGTCATATAACGACACCAGAGGAAGCACAGGATTTGATTAACTCATTGCCAGAGGCAGACGTAGAGGGAGTTGTGGACGTATAATGGCTAGGAGTTGGTATGTTCGTAAACTGGAATGGTGGAAGCATTTGAAATGGTGCAAGCGTCCGCAGGCTAAGAGGGAGCGTCAAGCTTCTAAGAAGATTGTCAAGGAACAAGAATAATGGCTCATTGGTCGCACCACCCAATCCTCAAGGTTCCAACCAGAGGGCAGCTACAGAAGCTGCTAGCGGAGAAGGGGGCGCAGGCTGTCCATGATGTCTGGAAGGCCAGAGAGGATGCTATATCTCTGTCCAATACTGACCCGTTGAACCATGGCTTTCCTTTGCCACACTGGGAGAAGGCTGACGAACTATTAGCCAAGTATGACACGTTGTTTGCTAGTGGTGGTAACAGATCGTCTAAGACTGAGTATGGGGCTAGGAGTGTGGTCAAGGCTGCCATAGCTAATCCGAACGCTGAGATTGTATGCTTTGCCCAAGACCATGATGCTTCTGTGCGCATTCAGCAGAAGGCCATCTTCCGCTACCTACCACCAGAGTTTAAGCAGAAGCAGAAGGGGCAGGTTGAGTATTTGAACTATACGGCTAAGAATGGGTTTACTGGTGACTCGTTGATTCTTCCCAATGGCTCTGCCATATACTTCCACACCTACTCTCAGTTCATTAGCAATCGAACCAAGTTTGAGGGTTATGAGACTGGTTCCCTAACACCAAACTGGGTGAACATAGGTGTATGGTTGGACGAGTATCTGGAGGATGGAGATTTAGTGGAGACGTTCCGCTTCCGTCTAGCTACACGTAACTCTAAGATGCTGCTGACCTTCACCCCCATTGATGGTTACACACCCTTCGTGGCAGAGTTCCTAAAGAACGCAGAGACGATGGAGACTAGGAATGCAGAGCTACTAGGAGGGGAAGAAGTTCCATTTGTTCAATACAGTCCGAACAAAGAGGCTGGCATCATTTACTTCCACTCTATCCTAAACCCATTCGGTGGATATGAACGGATAGCGAAGGAACTGAAGAACGACTCCAGGGAAGTTATTATGACTCGTGCCTACGGCATACCCGTGAAGTCAATGAATACATTGTTCCCAGACTTTAGCACATCTGTGCATTGCATTGATAAGCTCCCCACCATTACCAAGGAGACGCATACAGTTTACCAGGTGGTTGACCCTGCTGGAGCTAGGAACTATGTAGCCATCTGGGCTGCTGTGGACAAGAAGGGGTATGTAACCATACTGAGAGAGTGGCCAGACCGTGACAGCTACGGAGAGTGGGCAGTGTTCGGA